AAATGAGCCAGATAGGTCCAATCGTGCACAACCTGGTATCCAGGGAGGTCATCGTATGTAGCCGGGTCCTAGAGAAAATCAGGGATATTCGACTATGGTTCAACCGAATTCAAACGAACGGTGTTGTACCAGAAGGGTTGGCTGACTATGTCAGTGGCAAACACTTCATCTCAACGAAACAGGCACCAAGTGCGCTGGCATTGAGGAAGGCCGGTTCAGCTTCTGTTGGAAGAGAACGGCCGACTATACTACGGTCAGGATTTGACCTTGATATAACCCAGCCGGAGGGGTATACTCCGGTAACCGACGTCGCGGACACTAATGTCGAAGCGTCGTCAACCTCGGAATTTTTAGTTGATTCCGAATCTCATAGCGAATCGTTATACGAGGACGCATATGAGTATCCAGAGGGGGCGGAAGAACCACCTACCTCGGATCTTACCGACCAATTGGGCAATGCCCAGGACGGACGGAAATTACCCGTGCCTGCCAAAAGGCTAGTACGAGTAAAATATGAGGACCCGTGGAAAATCCACGCTGGTCTCACATACGCGGAGGCGGCTCGACTAGAGTTACCGTCCGTGATATCATGGAACGGAGACGGACTCCGGATTCAGGATAAGCTTAGTCCATACCTATTCGGAAAGGACTTCGAGTCCCAAGTTAAGAACAAAGTTCGGTTTTGGGAAGTTAAGGATCACCAGGCCAAGGCCTCGTTTATCCGAAATCATACGCATTGGGGCTTTGCCCTCTGGTCGTATGCGGCAGACAAGGAGTCTCCATATCACTCCTTCTCGCAAAACCTGAAGAGACGCGTATTACGCTTACTTGCAGGTAAGCCCGACAGCATCGTACCATCGAGTATTCGGGCAAGACTTTTTGTAAACCCTAATGAGCTCAGGGACACTAAGTCACGTGCGATACGGTTCATTGAACTGCTTAAAACACTAGACGGGATATTCTTGCAAAGATATTTGCTCTATCCCGAAGAAGTATGGAATTGGGAAAAGTTTGACCTATTCATACTCCAAGGTATGTCGCTCCTGATCGGAGACGAATTCCTCGATGGTGAGGTGACTGACGAATGTATGGCCCTCACCACTTCCTATAGCTCGTTAAAGAGAATAAGGAAGACTTTCAAACGTCTCGCGCACCGCGGTCAGTATGAACAATTCCCATCAATATTCGAAAACGAATTAGAGTGGGGATCTATCTTCTTTGGACAGCTCTATGAGCGGACCGGGAAAATGACGGGATCACGCCAGGCTTTTGCCATCGGGATCCTTTCGCAGACGAGGGGGGCAGGTAGACCACCGCCACTCGTCACGTTGCAGTCTAAGCGCGATTTTCTCGCGACCGTGACTAAACAACCAGAACCGATGTCTCAAACTAGGAGGCAGTTGATTCTGGCGGCTCTTGATAAGGTCCTTAGGGACCTACCGCAAGAGGCATTCACTGGGCTCTCCACAAAGGCGAGGGTTACAGTGGCGGCATCCGCATCGTGGGAGAAAACCCGCAAAGAAGGAGGCACTGTCGAGGCCATAAGGGAAGCCTTATTGGAGTACTCGACTGATCAACCGGTACCGATCAGAGATCTAGAAACCGGTCAAATCACTGGATGGAAGGGCCCAACGGGCTTTGAAACAGTGGGAGAGTTTGTCTTCTGGGCTAGCCTGGATACAATACTCAGAACACCACAGGTATATCTTCGACATATATTTCTAACTGTGGTACAAGAACCCGGCAAGGCCAGAACGGTCACTAAGGGTTGTGCTTGTCTGAAGATCGTCTTAGACGTCGTCAACAAGATTTGCTCGTGGCCCCTCAAGAGGGGTATCGAAAGCAGTCTTTCAGGAATGGGGAGATCTCACCACGCCTGGAATTTCTTTCTACGGATGATGTCATCGGAGATGAAAGAAGACCTTTTCTACCTTAAGTCAAGGCAGGAAGAGGATTTTGAAGGCTACGTCGAACGAACGGACACCTTCCACGACTTCTTCTTGTCCTCAACGGACTACAAAGAAGCGACAGACGGCATGTTGCATGAATTTGCTAAGCCGGCTGGAAACCTTTGGATGATCAAATGTGGAATACCAAAGGTACTACGCGGTGTTGTAAACATGGCCTGTTACGGGCCACGCACCGTCATATTCACCGGGGTGGGCGCGCTGTCCTCTTTCGGTAAAGAATCATCCCTGGGCCTAGGCCTTCGGGAAGTTGAACTCGTCAAGGGGATCCCAATGGGAGACCCGCTAACAAAGATCGTGCTGCATTTATCAAATGTCGTCGCACGAAAGATTGGGGAAAATCTGGAAAACCCAGCCTTCCTCAAC